ATTATTAAGGGTGGAAAAAGAATTTTTGACTTCCAGTGTTCCCCGTGTGATAAGGTTGCTTCCGCGCGCTCTGCTGAGGCGTGGAAGGCACATATGGCGAAAGAGGTTGTTATGCCTCCGGCAGATTGGGTCCACGATCCAATTTGGCTGCTTAAGCTGCATGTGCGTGAGTTAGTCTCAGGTTGGGGGGAGAATTTAAAAAACAAAAGAAAAAATGGGGAGAGAGAGTTTTTTGGTCTCAGTGGAGATTGTAGGGATCGAGGGGATTACGTTCCTGACCAGCAGGGATGTCTTGAACTCGAGAAAAGGTTTGGAGGAACTCTGGGAGTTAGCCCTCAAGAATGCTGTACGGATGACTCATTGGTCCGTATCGGTATTGCAAAGACAAAGGGAAAATTCAGGACTGTTACTATGCAGTCTGCCAGGGTGAAAAGAATACTTCGACCAATTCACGAGTGCTTGTACGACCACCTGAGTAAATCAGGTTGGCTGGTCCGTGGTGACGTAACGCGTGAGGACTTCGAGGCTGTCTTCAATGACAAGCGAAAAGGTGAAAAGATAATCAGTGGTGACTATACTGCAGCCACTGACAATATCTATCAAGAAGCCGTTCTCGCCATTGTTGATGTTCTCGCGGAAACCAATTTTTTGGAGGAAGAGGAAAGGAAGGTGCTTATCGGATCCTTTACCGATCTGAGGTGGACTGGAGGTGTTGCTGGTGTCAACGGGCCTACAGAGAAGACGTACCCTATTAATAGGGGGTCCATGATGGGGAATCTCTTGAGTTTCCCTATCCTCTGTTTGTTAAACAAGGCCTGTTACGACATCGCTACCGACATCCAATTCGGATCGGGCGTAAGAAGGATCGGTAGGTTTAATGGCGATGATTGCATGTTCGCCGGAAATGAAAGTTTTTTTGCGCTTTGGCGTAAGATAACCGGATCTTACGGACTTGTAGTCAACGAAGACAAGACAGGGATAGAGGAGTGTTGGGGTGATTTGAACAGTCAACCATGCTCTTCGGCTCGCAAGGGCCTTAATCCTAAACCTGTCCTTGGCTTTCTCCGACCTTTCCAGGATCAAGTCGATGGTATGCTGAGGGACGTGTGTAACAGCATTAAGTATCTTCGCCGGGATGTCCAGGCTTGGATTCTTAATGTCGCAATGAGGCACGAGATCTCTTTAAGAGACTTGTGTGTTACTGATATCCCAAAAGCTACCGTCGAATATCTTCTGAAGAAATCTTGGTTCCGCCGCGCGATTTTTTTGGGCCCTGCCCCTACAAAAGAAACTGGGACTAGAAGGGTCCCTGAAGTGGTGGTCGCCAACCCTCCGAAATCTTGTTACTATGATTTCGTCAATAGGGAAGGTATAAAATTAAAAAATGACTATATAAAAAAATGGACGGGTGTAAAGATGGGTATGGGACTTGAATCGAACTCTTGTCCAGATCCAGCTTGCAAGCGTGACCTAGTGCAACTAGGTGACGGAAAAGGCTATGTCATGTCTTGCAAGTATGTCAGGATGGGTCCTTCACCAGACCCGATCTTGAATCCAGAGGGCGACATTCATGGTCCCCATACTCTTTACCCCGCCCAAAAAAAATTAGAAAAAAAAAGTCATTTTACCGCTACAAAGGGAATTTCTACTCCCCGACAAAAACACCAAATCATTCGTTCCACTCGTTGGCAGTTCCTGTGGCCTAAAGAGGTCTACGATTTCGTCCAGAATAATTTTCCGGAAATCGTCCTCTCTGATCAGGAATGCCAGACCGAGTGGCTAGATGACCATCCCCTTCTCCAATCGAAAGTAACGTTGGAAAAGGGTGATGAGATGATTTGGTGGACAAAAAAAAAGAAAAGTTTTTTTGCTCCCCCCTCCGAGTCCATCCTGCTTGACTCTGGTGGCTTACTCCTTCCCCGTAAAGTCGACGTCCCCTTACCTCCGCGTGCAAAGCGGTTGTTAAGGTTAGGCGACAGATTTTTTTCAGCACGGGTGGTGAAGTTGTTCAAGTCATTTTGCTAAGATGCTTGGCGGGCGGTTTTTTGTTGGGAGGCCTCTTTTTAGTTTAGTCCTTTTCAATCTTTGTTGGACTATTTGGGGCGGCTGCATCCCGAGGTTTTCTTTTGGGGTTTTTTTTCTGCGCAACTAAGGTCCTTCGGGAACGAGGGATGCTTATAGTTGGCTAGGTTGTAGGTTTTTCTATGTTTTTTCTTTTTTTGGCCATAGGAAGTGCAGTGGTTGTTAGACAGTGATGTCTTTCTCCGCCGCTCTTGCGCTTGTGGGAATAGGAGGAAGTGAAGTGACGGTGAGATGCCATGCGGCCGACCTTCGGGAACGCCAGGTTGCCTTGATCCCGATCTGATCTTCTCGGGCACTTCGAGTGCCTATCCGGGTACGCAATATTCCGGACCATTATTTCCGCACCGCGGGTTTACCTGACCCTTAGGGTCGCAAAAGGAGATGTGAGTGTGGCCCTCCGGGGGCACTGTAAAGTGGCCGCTTCGGG